ACCTGTTGCATTTAATCCTGAATAGTTTTTTAGGTTAGTTGATATTAATACTGTATCTACTAAGTAAGTAGATGAATAAGTTATATCTAAATAATCTCTAACAAGTTCTGAAATATCAAAATTGCACCCTGTACTTGGACTTACATTTTTTACAAGTGTATAACGTAAAACTGTATTTATTGTTATTGTGCATTCAACAGACTGAACTCCTGATGAGGGTACTTCTATAAATTTAAATTGTGGGTTTCTTAATGCTATATTTGCCATTTTATTGTTTTCTGTTTTCTATATCTTTTGCTACTGCTTTTAAAAATTCATCACCAAATTTAAGTTGAACTTCCTTTAAAGGTTTGCTAAAAAAACTTGTTGCTCGTATACCTTTTTTAAATATGCTTCTCGCTATTAAAAAATCTAATGTTTTTCTTGGCAAAAATCTTCCTAATTTATCTCTTGGGGCTAAACCTTTTCGAACAGTCCATTTGTCAAATGCTTTCGGAGGAGGCATACCTTTTAAGCCAAATTTACCACCTTTGCTTTTATAACTAAAAGGAGAACTAGCTGTTACTTGATCGGCATAATATGAATCTACACCTCTAACCCCTTGATCTTGAAACAGACCATAATTTTCCATAAAAAATTTAACAATAAAAGCTGAATCAGTTGCTATTACTTTTGAGGATAAAGAGTTTGCTAATTTACCGTCTTGGTTATCACTTTTGCCTAAATTTTTACGAGCCTCCGCAATTACTATGTCAGCAAATATTTGAACAGATTTTTTAAAATTAATATATTCCATTAGCAAATGTTGATATCATTATATATTAAAACTTCCATAGTTACAGTCCAGCCAGCTAGTTCATTTTCAAATCTATCATAAAAAGGTTCCATCGATGGAGTACCTTGTAATTGATACATATTTGTATATAAATCTCCTTTTCTTAATCTTTGCGTTAATCTATTTAAAACAGCTAATTGAGTATTTAAAATATCCTGCACATTATTATTGCCCGCAAATCTATCAACAGTTGGCTCCTTTGATCTGTTCACCATATCAGCCGCTAAAACAGAAATATTAAATCTTAATACTTGCTCTTCATCAATTACACTATTAATAATAATATGACCTAAAGGAAAAATATCTTGTTTGTTTAAATTAACGTCTGTTATATCTCCTGTTGTTACTGTGTTAATGTTTTTATCTTCTAACAATTGGTCTTTAATAGCTTCTGTTAATTGATAAAACCCTCTTATTCCTTGTTGGCTCATTTAAATTTATTTTTAATTTGTTTTGCTTCTAACTCGCTTTTGTCTTTCATAAATGATAACATTAAAAAACATTCGTGAAAATTTAATTCAGTGATATTTTTAAATCTTGTAATGTCTCCTTGAGCGAGAGCATAAATTGATTGATACCAACTCCATTTTTTTCCGAACTGAGATATTCCGTCAAGGCCTCCTCCTGCTGATTGTCCAAATAACTCGTCATAGTTTTCGACAAGTCGAGACCTAAATTCCACAAAAAAAAAATAGCGGACATTGCTGCGTCCATTGGCATATCTAATAATAATTCGCTTTCATTTAATTTATATTCATCAATTAAGTATTTGTCTTTTAAACGAGCCGTGATTGGTCGATATAAAACATTCATTGCTTTTTCCATATTGCCCCAATCCCCAATAAAATTATCAAGATCAATATATTCTCCTAAACTTAAATCATCAAGTTGAGGATGAAATCCATATTCAACTTCATTTATTTTAAAGCTTTTAACTAGATCCGGTTTATCATCAAACATATTATTAATAATATCAATAATCTCGTTTGAGTCTCTTAACTTTAATAACATCACTTGCTCAAGTTTAATTTTACAAAAAATCTCAATCATCTTTGCATTTAAAAACTTGCCTTGTAAAGCTTCAAGATCTAATTTTAAAAATCTTTTGTATTGTCTTAATGTAATATCTTTTAAAGAAGTAGGTATTGTAATATCAACTTTCATATATATATAACGTTTTTAATTAGTGTTTTTATAATATACTAAAATAATAAAAAAAGGGCAGTATTTCTACCACCCCTTAATTATCTAAACAAAAAAAATTATTAAAGCATATCAGCTTCAAAACAATTATCACTGCAATAACCTTTTTTATCAATAGGTTTTTCACAGTGCATACATTCATATTCAGGCGTATTCCAGCCTCTAAATTCGTGTTCTTGATGTACTAGCCAGTCGTCGTAATTCATAATTCTAAATTTTTTAAGTGTTCGTATTTGGTTTGTAATTCTTTTAATTCATATAAAGCTTGATTCTTTTCATATCGATATTTGCTGATTAACATATCCTTTGCCATTATATCATTATTTAATCGAGCAACATACATTGTCATTTTAGCGTAAGCTTTTATAATAATATTTAAACCTTCATTTTCCGGTTTGTTTTTATTCCACTCTTTTAATATTTCACCTACTAACAATGATTCATTAAGATAATTAATTTGGTGTATATTATCTTCAGCAGTCATATTGTAACTCCTTTATAATATTATTATAAGTTTCTTTCGCTTTATTGTGACTTACCTCCGAAAGCATTGAAGCTATTAAACAAGACATAATTTGTTTGCGTTCATATTCAGGAAGTAATAAAAGCTTCCCTAATAATTTTTGTGTATTTGCTTGCATCATTTTATTTAGTTTTAATATTATTGAAAATTCGAAACGTGATATTTATACCCGTTGTCTCCTAATACAAAGTTGTTATAAACCATTACACAGGTTACCAACTCTGTAAGCTTTCCTTTACCAAATTTTAATTCTGTAGTTACTTTAAATGTGTCTCCTTTTTTCATAGTGTTTGTTTTAATGTTATATGTAAATATAATACTTTTTATTTAATTAACAAAATATTTTGTAACTTATTTTAAGAAATATAATAAGTGCCTCTATTTGGGTTTTGTAATTGGTAAGATACAGAATAACGAATAGCATCAATTAAATGATTGAAACGGTCTTGGGGGGTCTTTGACTTCTTCTCAAGCCAGCTATAATTATTTAATTCTTTAATTAAGTTAATACTATTCTCCTCAACTATTAAATCATAATCTTGCAATAATGAAATGCCATAAGTAATTGATCCTTGTCCTTTAATTGCTTTTACTATATTACAACCTTTAGCTTTTATTTCCGACAATAGACGAGGTTCTGCACTATCCCCAACTATTAAATCTTTGCGAGCATGCTTTAAGTTTAGTTCAGCTATTTGTGTTGTTGTTAATCCCTTTAAATAAAAACATTCTTTTAAATATATAATGCGATTGCGATTATCAATATTAGTTTCAACAAGCGTTGATTCATCGGAAGCAAATCCATAATCTTGACCAAATACAGAAACCCCTACTTTTTTAAATTTGCCTATTGTCCAATTGCTGAATATAACACCCTCAGCTTTTGCTAACCAACCACCCAACATTTGATGTTTGTATTTATCCGGTCGTCTGCTTTTAATAGTTTCAATTTGATTTAAATAGCTTTCAGATAAATTATCTAAGTTGTCTAAATAAGTTGTGTGTATATAAGTTATATTATCTTTAGTTGTATTTGTTCCTCCCATTATAGCTTTGTCTTCAAAAAATCTTGAATATATCCAATGCTCTTTTGTAACCGGATTTAAAATGAGTATAACTCTATTTTGTTGTTTTAAATTTCTAACTGATAAATCTATTTTATCAAATATACTTTCGTCTACTAATTCCTCCGCCTCATCCATAACCCACGTACTCACATTTGTTAAAGATTTTAAATTAGCTGTTTGATCACCTGATGAGGTTTTAATACCTTTAAATAATATTTTACTTCCTGAGCGTTTATTTATAATTTCATCTTTTGTAATATGAAAGTCATCTTCAATATTTAAAGTTTCAATCTTGTCAATAAATTCTGGTATAATCGATATATAAGCGGAAGCTAAAGTAAACCTTGTAAATAAAATTGTATGGCCTGCTTCGTATGTAAGTAATACTAATAATAAATTAACTGAAAAAGATTTACCCGAACCTCGCCCTCCTGTTACAATAAAGTAACGAGAATCAGAAGATGTTATTGGTGAATACTTTTTGTTTATCTCTATCACTTAAATTTAATAAGCTCTTTAAAGTTTATGTTAAAACCTTTTGAAGATGTTATATCAACTGATTCTTTAGGTTTGCCATACCTATAACCGAAGTATAAAGACATCGCTCTTGAATCACCTTTTAGTATTTGTTGGCCGAGTGTTTTAATGACCTCATCGTTGTCAATTATATTATCTAACCTTTCTATTAGTTTAATCTCATCTGCTTTTTTAGGACGGCCTGAACCTTGTCTAGCCCCGCCATTTTGTTTACGTTTATCCATAGTAATTTATATTGTTCTAAAACGGCGTCGTCCATTCCACTTAATTGTTTTACTCTCCCCAAGTATATTAAGCTTTGAAACTTTGTAATTAAATACATCACGAGTTTCATTTAATTGAGCATTGCCGTTTTTAATTTGCATAATTGAAATATTATTGATTAATCAATCTTTACTATATAACGAGTAAATATAAATTATTTATTTTAATCTTTTACAAATGTGCCATTTATCATTTTACCTTTGCGTTTACTAATAACCTTATAAGCTGATTCAATACAGTCTTCAATTGTACAATCTTCGAAGTGTGCTAAGTTTGTTAAGACAACTACAATATCTCCTATTGCATCTATAATTTCTGGTTTATCTTTCTTTAATATAGCTTTGGCTAATTCTCCGCACTCCTCTTGTAGTTTTACATATTGTGTATGTGAATTACCTTTTTTATATATGTCTCTAACTTTTGCCCAGTTTCTTATGTTATCAAAAATTGTCTTAGGCTTATTGTCGGACGCTTTTTCAAAAGGGTTTCGATATACATATCTTTTATTATCATTTTGTGATTTGATATTATTATTTTTTATCCACGTAATTAAGTCTTTTGTAAAATATATTTTTTTATCCTCATAAGTAATATAGTCAGGGAATTCGAAACCTGTTAAAGCTTTATCGAAAGTGTTGTTTAATGTAACTGTTTTGTCTGTTATGTAAAATTTGTTTTTAATATTCATAATTATTTCTTTATAGGGTTTTTTATCTTGTTTGTATTTGTATTTAGTTTGTAGCTCTAACTCTTTTTTTGAGGCATCGTGTATATTGTTTGTTGTATATAATATATCGTAATTTGTATACCCCTGTTTTTTTTCTACTCTTTCTTTAAGATCAGTCGTGCAACCAATTTTAATTCCTTCTATGTGATATATATAATACATTATTTTATTAACTCTGCTTTAATATAATTATTACAATTATAATTTAATAAACTGTAGCTTTCGTATTTACCTTGTAAAACGGGTAGTTTATATATTTTGTTTTTACAATATTGTAATGTTTGTTTTATATGAGGTTTATATATATGTGCATCAATTAAATTAATACCTAAGTAATTTGGCAAAAGATTTGTTTGTTCTGCCATTGTAGTTAAAAATAATGCGCCAACAATTATATCATAAGGCAACCCTAAAAATAAATCTGAGCTGCGGAAATTCATACTCATATTTAATTTATTATTTACTCTTACAAAATTAAACTGAGTAAAACAACAGGGTAAAGCTTGCTCTTGTAAATCGCTAGGGTTCCATAAATTTATTATAGCTCTACGAGAATTGTTTTTAATCTCTGTAGTGGCATATTCTATTTGATCTATATTATCATTATAATTTCTTATTTGATGACCATAAACTTTGCCTAAATCATCTGTATCAGTATAATCATTCCACCACTTTACATTGCGTTTGTTTAAATAACTAATATCTGTTCTGCCTTCAAACATCCATCTAAATTCTGCTAAAGCTTTATCAAAAAATATTTTTTTTCCTGTAACAATAGGAAAACCTTTATTTAAATTAATATTAAATGATTTATTAAATAGTTTAAAAGCGTTTACCCCTGTTCTGTTATTACAGTCTTCACCTTCTCCTAAACACTGTAATAATATTTTTTTATACTTTTTTTCAAAACTACTCATAAAGTTTCTTTTGATTTCTGTATATATAATATAGCATCCATTAATTCTTCTTGCAAATGATTAAGCCATTCTTTTTTTGATAATGTGTCTTGATCCATTGTAACGCCGTACTTTTTAAAGCCTACATCTGAACGTGATATAAATTTGTCAACTACTCTTTCAACTACAGGATCTCTAAATTCTATTTGTTTTTTTTTCATATTATTATGTTTTGTTTAATTTGTTTTTCCATTCCCATCCTTTAATAATTTTCGGTATCTCTTT